CACCGTCGACGACGTGGATAAGTACGATGTCGCCTTGGGAGGAAAGCTCAAGCACTGGGCAGATTTCGCGCCATTCATCGCCGAAATCAAAGGAGGCAGCAGAAAGATCAGACCTCGACTTGTTATTGTCACTTCGCAATACAGGATCGAGGACATATGGCAAGATGCGGAAACTCGAGAAGCACTCAACAGACGATTCAAGTTCGTAGAGAAACTTGAAGGACAGGATGTAGTTTTAGAACTTTAACGTTAATACATCCTTTAAACCCTAAGGGTCTGCACTGCATACACTGCACAGAGGGTCTATAGGTAATAATACGCTTCGCTCACTATAGACCCCTCTATCGCACAGTCGTAGCTGTGACGTATGCGTGGCAGACGGTCGAACCGTATACAATGCCGTATGGTAAGAGGAAGACTTACAAGGACCGCGACGCACAGGGGCGCTTTTCGAAGAGGACAAAGACGATTGCCAAATTCGGCTACCAGGAGGCCTTCAAGGGCAATAAATATACGACAGCAGCCGCGGGCGCAGCTGCAGCCGTATCGGCGGGCTGGGACCTTTACAAGACGCCTGCCGGCACCTTTCGGCAGACGTCTCGCGCCAAACCGACGCAACTAGCGCACGGTTGGTACGTGGATATGATGACCGGAATTCAACATAAACCTTCGAACACCGACAGAGAAATAATCGCACAAGCCGGGCGAAAATCGGATTTTCAACAAACCGCTTTCATCGGAGACACCATTCTCAACAGAATCAATCAAGTCGTGATTTTCACTGATTGGGACCTAACACAAACAAACGCCGTCACAACAGTAGCCGAAAAAACCCTTTTGACGACAAGTCGACAAAAGGTGATGTTCACCAACATGTCCAATACCAAAATATGTTATGAATATTATTTGGTAACGCCCAAAAACGACGCAGCAAATTCTGTACAAGCCGAATTTAATTTGCTTTCGAATATAAACAGTAGTGCCGGCGGTTTCGACGTAATAACGACATGGAACCCTGCAGTAGTTCCAGAATTAACGAAAAACTGGAGATTCCTATCAAAAGCAGTTTTCCGCTTAGCACCAGGGGAAACAGGCGAGATTCATTGCAAAAGCAGCATCTACAAACAACTCACCGAGGCAAACAGAAGGAACAGAACATTACAAGCTGGAATCACAACCCAGTTGTACTGTAGATGGTACGGATGCCCGACTGCTCAACAAACAATCGCAACCGGAGCAATAGTTAACCCGAATGCCGCATTCGGAGACGATCTTCTTCATAGTTCCTGGATCATCGAACAAACAAGGAACTACTACAAGACCAGCGTAGGATCAACCGAACAAAGAGCTTGGATTACAAACGTTCCAGCTCTAGTAGGAGGAAACCAAGTAGTCACCCATGCCCAAACAGATGATGACATTACCGTAGCAGAATAATTTTATGTAAATATAGTCTATTTCACCACGCTTCGCGTTCGTGTTCCGGCGGGGGGACACCCCCCGACGCCTGTCGGCTCCCCCCGCATAACTGTTGTGTGGAGCAGGTCGGTCGTAGCGCTCCTTCCATGTGGCGCAGGATGGGAATTTCCATCCTGCGCCATACCCCACTCTTTTTTTCTTTAAAAACACAGAAGGATACCTCCTATGTTATGTCTCAATTGCAAGCAATTCTCTGTTATTTTAAAACTTGTAGAATAACATGCCCAGTCGACACCGACGCTTCGTCTTCACATGGAACAACTACGATCAAGTGGCAATCGATTATCTTGATTCCCTTCAAATCAGATATCTCTGTTACGGAAAGGAAGTTGCTCCTGGAACTGGTACACCTCACCTGCAAGGCTTTCTCTGTTGGCGCAACGCTAAAACCGAGGGCGCGACTCGCGAGCTCCTCCGTGGATGTCATGTTGAAATTGCCAGAGGAAGCGCATTGCAAGCCTCTGATTATTGTAAGAAGGGCGGGGATTATGTGGAACGCGGCGATCTACCAAGCGACCCCGTCGAACAAGGACGTCGAGAAGCTGAGCGTTGGGATCTTGCTTGGGATAGCGCAAAGGCCGGAGCTATTGAGGAGATTCCTGCCGACATCCGAGTTCGATGTTACTCCACACTCAAGAGAATTGCGCAGGACTACATGCCCAGAATCGAACCAATCGGCGGAGTCTGCGGATTATGGCTCTTCGGAAAGAGTGGAGCCGGAAAGACGCTCAGCGTCTCCCGACAGTACCCCGATGCTTTCCCAAAGCCTCGAAATATCTGGTGGGATGGCTATCAAGAGGAAGAGGTCGTCACCGTCGACGACGTGGATAAGTACGATGTCGCCTTGGGAGGAAAGCTCAAGCACTGGGCAGATTTCGCGCCATTCATCGCCGAAATCAAAGGAGGCAGCAGAAAGATCAGACCTCGACTT